AGTGTGTTTGCTGGTAGAACAAGATTAAGAGGAATTATTCTTTCTAATACCACTACGACAACAACAACGGGCTCAATAACTTTACAAGATGAAGACGGTACTCAGTTTACATCTGAGGTACCACCAGGTGATGTCTTTTCATTTAATATACCTGAAGATGGTATTTTGTTTAAAGGTTTGATGACTTGTAATGCAATAACAAGTGCAAAGTGTACTGTATTGATAGATAAGTAGGAGGTTAGATGGCTAACACTACTTCTGGGACAACAACTTTTGAAAAAACTTTTTCTATCGATGATATCATAACAGAGTCATTTGAAAGATTAGGACGTTTTGATTACAGTGGTAATGATCTTGCCACTGCAAGGAGATCTTTAAATATTTTATTTCAAGAGTGGGCCAACAGAGGTTTGCACTATTGGGAGATAGCAAACAATAATATTACACTAGTTGCGAACCAAGCAGTTTATACTATGTTCAGATCTGCAGCAGATGGAACATCTGATGCCACAGCTGTCTTTGGTGTTGATGACATATTAGAGGCAGTGTACAGAAATTCTTCTAATGTTGATTTTCCATTAACTAAAATTAACAGATCAGCTTATCAAGCTCTTTCTAATAAAACTAATACTGGAACACCCACACAATATTATGTGCAAAGATTTATAGATAGAGTTACAATTACACTTTATTTAACACCTGGATCTTCAGAAGCAGGTAATTTTTTAAATTATTATTATGTAAAAAGAATCCAAGATGCAGGGGCGTATACAAACGCAGCTGATGTTCCTTATAGATTTGTGCCTTGTATGTGTGCAGGTTTAAGTTATTATTTAGCTCAAAAATTTGCTCCACAAAGAATACAAGAAATGAAATTAATTTATGAAGACGAACTTAATCGTGCGTTAGAAGAAGATGGATCTTCATCTAGTTCGTACATAACACCAAAGAATTATTATCCAAATGTCTAATTTATCAAAAGGAAAATATGCACAATTTATATCTGATCGTTCTGGTCAAGCATTTCCGTATACTGAAATGGTTATTGAATGGAACGGGGCTAGAGTGCATGTATCTGAGTTTGAACCTAAACACCCACAGTTAGAGCCTAAACCTATACAGCCAGACAGCCAAGGTTTAAGAAATGCTAGACCTCAAACTTTTACAATTAACTCTGGAGGCGGTGGAGGTATAGTTGCTAATTTAACTTTACCAGGTGATTTTGCATTTGGTGCAAATAATATGACACCTGAAAATGGATCTGTTGCAAATAATAAAAGACAAGCTAATATGTTGTTAGGAGAAGTAGGAGTAGATATAACATGACGTATGCTGAATTAGTACAAAAGATTAGAGATTATACAGAAGTAGGATCTTCAGTTTTAACTGATAGTATAATTAATGATTTTATATTAGATGCTGAATTTAAAATTTTAAGAGACGTAGACTCTGATAACAATAGAAGATATGTTACAGCTACTATGATATCTGGGCAAAGATTTATAGATACTCCTGATGATTTATTAGTTGTAAGATCTGCTCAAATTATAGATTCTGATGGTGTTGGTCAGGCTGATAATAGAGATTTTTTAAAGTATAGAGACACTAGTTTTATGTCAGAATTTAACCCTACTGGAGCCACTGGGGTTCCTAAATATTATGGTATGTGGGATCAGGACACTATCGTGGTGGCTCCCACACCTAACGCAACATATACAATTCAGCTAAATTATATCTTGAAACCTGCTGGATTATCGTCTACAAATACTACTACATATTTGAGTCTGCAATTTCCCAACGGACTTTTGTATGCAAGCCTCATCGAGGCGTTTAGCTTCTTGAAAGGCCCAAATGATCTCTTGCAATTATACGAAGGAAAGTATAAACAAGCGATAGAAGGCTTCTCAATTGAACAAATGGGAAGAAGAAGACGAGATGAATACCAAAGTGGTGTCAATCGTTTAGGAAAACAATAGGAGATAACACATGGCAATTACGCACGCACTGTGTAATTCTTTCAAAAAAGAACTTTTGGAAGGTGATCACAATTTTAAACAATCTGGTGGTGATGTATTTAAGTTAGCTCTGTATACTTCTTCTGCAACTCTAAACTCTGCAACTACAGTATTTACAACTACTAACCAAGTAACGGCTAGTGGTCAGTACGCATCTGGCGGTGGTAAGTTATCAAACGAAGGAACATCTGTTGCATCAGGTGTTGCTATCGTTGACTTCGCTGATAGATCTTTTACTGGAGTTACAATTACAGCTAGAGGTGCCTTAATCTATAATACGTCTGCAACAGTAACAAACGCAGCCGTTGCAGTTTTAGATTTTGGAGGAAACAAGACAGCTACCTCTGGTACATTTACAATTCAATTCCCGGCGTTTACAACCGCAGCAGCTATTCTAAGGATATCTGGATAATAGGAGGTAGATTCCTATGTCCAATACTTGGGGTCAGCAAACTTGGGGTTTTAACCAATGGAACGATCTATCCAATAGTGCACCTGCTGTAAGTGGAATATCACTTTCGGCAAATATTGGTTCTGTAACTCTTACTGGTGAAATAAATTCTGGTTGGGGACGACAAGGTTGGAATGAAAATGGTTATGGTATTCCAGGTACCTTAATACCTTCATCTTTTAGTTTATCTGCAAATTTAGGAAGCGTTAGTGTAACAGTCGAAGTTAATGTTGGTTGGGGCTCTGATGCATGGGGTGTTGAAAACTGGGGTCAATCAGGAAATGCCTTTGTTGTTCTTGGTCAAGGTTTATCTGCAGCTGTTAATGTAGGAAATGTTTTTGGAACAGCTAATGTAACATTAACTGGCATAGGTGCCACAATGGCAACAGGAAGCGCAACTGCTTTCTCTTTAGTTGTAGTTCCTGTAACTGGAAACCCTTTAACAACTGTATTATCTTTTGATCCTGAAAACCTTCCTGTAACAGGATCTGCTGCAACTGTTTCTCTTGGAACAGCTATAGGTGATGCAAATACTATTGCAGAAGTTTCTCGAACATCTACATTAGGTTGGGGTTACAAAACAACTTGGGGACAAGGTGTTTGGGGTAATCAAACAGGCGATACATTATCGATGAGCATGGATGAAGGAACAGTTGATCCTTCACCTGATGCTACAGCAACTGGTCAAGGAATGACCGCTGCTTTATCTGTGGGAACGGTAATCGCAGGAGACGCAAATACTTTACCTTTAACAGGTATAGCTATGAGCGCTTCTTTAGGAACTGCTGTATTGGACGCAAATACCATAGCTTCAATTACAGGATTTGGATTAACAAATAACTTAGGAAGTGTAACTTTATCTGGTGCTGCTACCATAGATTTAACTGGAATTGGCTTGACAACAGCTGCTGGAAGCCTTAAAACTAGGATCTGGAACGAAGTAAATACCGGCACAACCGTAACTTGGTCAGAGGTTGACACCGCAGCTTAAAAATAATAAAAAACGAATAAGAGGATATAAAAATTATGGCAAACTCTACATCTGCTAATTTAAAATTAACCGTCCAAGCTACTGGTGAAAACTCAGGAACGTGGGGACAAATTACAAACACGAATTTATTAATCGTAGAACAAGCTATTGCTGGATACGAATCTGTAACTGTTAATGCAACAACAGGCGTAACATTAGCATTTACAAATGGTGCAGTTTCAAATGGTAAAAATCAGGTTGTTAAACTAGCAGGAACAATTACAGGTGCTATTAACGTAATAATTCCAGACTCTATTGAAAAAACTTATATTATACACAACGGAACTTCTGGATCACACACAGTAACTGTTAAAACGACTTCTGGTTCAGGTGTTACTTTTGCAGCTGATGATAAAGGACATAAAGTTCTTTACTCAGATGGAACAAACGTTGTAGACACAGCATTAACTGATTTATCTTCAGACGTTTCACCTCAATTATCTGCAAACTTAGATACTAACTCTCACAATATCTTAATCGATGATGCACACTTTATTGGAGATGATTCTGGTAATGAACAATTAATATTCCAAAAAGCAGG